ACTAACTTTGAAGAAGGTGTAGGTATTAATGATAAGGGTGGTATTGTAGCGACAGGTGTTATTACTGCTACTACCTTTAAAGGAGATGTTGATGGAGATATATCTAGTGGTTTATCGACAATTACACAGATACAATCCACAAATGCAAATGTTACTGGTGTAGTTACTGCTACTACATTTAAAGGTGATGTATCTGGTGATGTAGTTAGTGGTATATCAACAATCACTAATTTACAATCGACTGGTGTAAATGTTAGTGGTGTTACTACTGCAACAGGATTTGTTGGACCTTTGACTGGTAATGTTACTGGTCAAGTTGCAGGTAATCTAACTGGAAATGTAGATTCTATAGGAATTTCTACTTTTAATATTCTTAATGTAACTGGAAGTATTTCTGGTGATACTGTTTCGGGTATTCTTACTACAGGAGCTTTAACTGCTGGTACTTCAAATATAGGTGTTGCAACTGCAAGTGCTTTAAATATCCAAGGTAAATTAGGAATTAATAATAACAATCCATCAAGCGATATTCATGTTATTAATCTTGGTATAGCAACTGCTAATATTGTTGGTGATACATCCGCTACTATACAGATAGGTCAAAAGGATCTAGTTGGTATTGGAGAAAGCACAGCACAATTTAAGTTTGGAGAAACTCCAAAAACCCTTGACATTATTAATGGAGATACTGGTGATGTTAATACTATAATTCATGGTGGTGGATTTACTGGTATTAATACTGGATCATTCAACTGGATGTATGGTGTAACTTCTAATACTTTAATGTCATTAGATTATACTGGAAAGTTGGCGATTGGTAAGGCATCTGCCGATTATCCTTTAGATGTTGTTGGTGTTGCTACATTTGGTAATAATGTATTTGTAAAGAATGACTTAGAAGTTAATAGTACATTAACCGCAAAAGGTAGTGCTACTGTTGGTGGAACATTAGGAATTACTAGTAATACAACTATAGGTGGTAATTTAAATGTTACTGGAACATTTAACTATCCTTCTCCTGTTCCTGTTAATCAATTACCAGATTTAATTTTATCTAACATATTTACTACAACTGGTGTATCGACCATTAGAGGTGGTGTAGATCTTGGAGCAGTTCAAATTGGTGGAGGAAATGGAGTTATTTCTGGTGTATCCACGATTGGAATTCTGACTGCTGCGGAAAACATTCCACTAGCTATGGGTGTTTATGCACCAACGGCAAAGGCAGTTTTCAATAGACTGGGTGTTGGTAATACCGATCCACAAAATGCTTTGGATGTTAGTGGTACTATTCAAGCAACTCAATATCTTGGAGTTGGTAATCTAGGAGTGGGTGCTGCTGTTGACTTCTCTAACGCTGGTAGAGGAATAACAGAACCATCTCTACAAAATAGAATGTTTATGCTTCCACCAAAACTTACCACAACTGAGAGAGGTAACTTAGCAGGATTAGCTGCTGGTGCAATAATATACAATACTACTACAAATAAACTTCAAGTTTATAATGGTAGTTCTTGGCAGAACCTTCACTAACGGATAGTTAATGAGTATTAGTGTAACAAAGGCAGGACCATATTTCACTTCAGGTGAGATAAAGTTTAGTCAATTAAGATCTAGTTTTAGGGAAGATAGTAGTGGATCTATTTCTGCTTCGGAACTTTTTAGAAATACAAATATCTATGATAGAGAACCTGTAACACCAGACTCTACTGAGAATGATCAAATAGCATCTGATCCTTTTACTGGTACTACTGCACCATTTGTGTATTCTGGTGCTGGTAGTAATTTAAAGGCATCACAATTTAGAAATTCTATTAAGAGATATACTGCCAATCAATCTGGTAATGATCAATTCTTAGATATGGGTCTGAAGAGTGGTTCAGATGGAATTGATTGGGATGGAACTAATAATAAAGATGCCTCTGGTGTTGGTGGAAATTATCAAAGAAACGTACAGAAGATAATTAATATAACAGGAATAGCGTATTCTGATGATGAAGGAACTAATGGTTCTGTAGGTGGTGGTGGAAGAGGGCATACTAAAAAAGCTGCTGCTAAGTTGGTTATGCCAAATCCATTAAAAGCTTTGAATACAAGGATTCATGTTAGTGGTGGAATATATGGTGCTGGTGGTAAAGGTGGTTTCTTTGGTTCTAGTCATAGTCCTGAAGATGAATGTGATCCAGGTAAAGATGGTGGACCTGCATTATCAATATCACACGAAGGTATTGAGAGTATAACTTATATTCATGTTGAAGGTGGTAAGATATATGGTGGTGGTGGAGGAGGAGAACAAGGAATACAAGGAGAGTGGCCTGTTGCTGCTGGTTTATGTGATTTAGGTGGATATACAAGTTGTTCTGGTGGTGGAACAGTTTGTACTACTGGTGGTGGATATGTAGCTGGATATAATGAAGGATGTCATGGTAGTGGTAGTGGTGGAAGTTGTGGACCAGGAGAAATAAGTGCTAGTTTACATATAGCAACATTACCTTGCCCTGATGGTAGTGGATATGGAACCATTTCTGCTACTTATTGTTATACACAAACTTGTACTACAACTCCACGTACTTGTAGTTACACTTCATATGGTAGTTATACCTCAACTTTACCAATTCAAGGTAGAGGTGGTCAAGGTGGTAATGGTGCTGCTGGTGTTCCTGGATCACCTAATTATCAAGCTCAAAGTAGTGGAAGTGCTGGAACACAAGATATAGATGCTAAATGTAATTCTGGTGGAACATTAGGAGGTGCTAAGAACTCAAGTCCAGGTGGTACTGGTGAAGATGGTGGACAGCATGGTTCTCCTGGTGGTTCTAATTCTGGTAAGAGTCCTGCTGCTAGTGGATTAGCACAAGGAGAAGGTGGTGGTAAAGGTGGATCTGCTGTATGTGGAAAATACTTTAAGACACCATTATTAGGAAATACAGGATCGAGTTTTGTTAGAGGTACTATTGGACTTCAGTGTAATGGAGAAGAATCACCACCTGTTATTGTACCTAATCTTCCAACTGTTACTATGGGTGATGTTAATTACATTAGGTTTAACTATCCTGATTTAGATGGTACACAGACTCAAACTTTAAATGTAACTGGTACTGTATCTGCTAAGTTTGCTCATATGTGGAATGATAAGAATGATTATGGACGTGGGATGGATGGAATAAAGATATACAAACCAGACGGATCACTTTTATGGAGTAGTGTTTTTAATGTTGATTTCTCAGACCCAGGAAGTTCGATACCAACAACATATTATTCTCCTCAACTTACTATAACTGAAGGAATATATCCTGTTGAATTTATTAACTTAAATTCAAGAAATCAAGGTGGAACTGATTCAAATGGAAAACCTTATCTTAAAGCAGGTCATTTATTAGAAATAGGTCAGAAGATGTTTTTCGTAGATGATCATGAAAATGATAGAAACCAAGAGGTTTATATATTACCTAATGGAACTGATACTATTTGGCAGAAATCTTATATAACAGGAACTCATGGTTCTGCTAGTAATGCTAATAATTGGGCAGGAGATACTTCATCTGAGTATGTTGGTATGAACCAGTATTGGTCAGCATTTATGCGTAGATTAGCATACTGGGAAAATAATAGTGATCCAAAGACTCAAAGTGGTGCTGAACCTAGTTTCTTCCAAGCTTGGTCTTTCAATCCACCAATAACTAAGGGTGTTAATGAATATAGACTCAGAGCTCAATCTGATAATGACTGTAAATTCTTCATAGATCAGACATTTCAAATTGCAGAGACTTCAAAATACGATAACAGTGGAGTTGACGTATTAGATGTACCTATAAATTATAGTTTTGTAAATGGTGTTAACGCATCAATTAGGGTGCAGTGTTTCAATAGACAACCAAATAATATAAGTTGGAATACGATTAATGCTCCAGGATATGTTGCTGGACAAAATTATGTATTGTTCACAACAGCTAATCAACAGTATCCTAGAGGAACTTTTGAATATTATTGGGGTGGTGTTAAAGTAGGAACACTTAATCTTCAAGGTGCTAGTGTTACTTACATAGAAACTGAGGATGGAAATTACAGATATGATGCTCACACTCAAGTTGATCCAAATCAAAACTTCTATACAATATCAAGGATAAAACGTAGTCCTCAAATAAACTGGAAGGAAAACCCTGCTGGTGTTGCATTTGAGATTTATACTTATGATGCTGCTGGAAATGAAGTAATTGCAGTTGATTCTAGTCCTCTTGGTTCTGAAGGTACTGTATGGGGTGCTGCCCAATTTAGCTATTCTGTTACTGGTGTTAATTTAGCAGATCCACTTCACAACGTAGATGGATTCTCCAGTCCAGTTGATCCTAGTTACAATGTTCCTAAAGCATTATCTTCTTCTGGTTATGAGATAATAGGACAACCAACAAGACCAACAACTTATTCAGTAAGAGCTAAGAATGGTGGAGGAAGCACCACAGCAAGCAAACAACTTAAATAATACTTGACACTGTTCGAGATTCCTGTTATACTTTTATTATGAAATTTACTCTTGCTATAGGAAACCCTCCTTATGGTGTAGGAGGGAATCTTGCTATAAAGATATTAAATAAAACTTCTGAGATCACAGATGATATTAGGTTCGTATTACCTACATCTATGAGGAAACCTTCTTGTCAGAATAAGATAAAGTCATATCTTCACTGTGAAGTTGATGATGATCTAGATGCTGCTACTTTTCCTGGTGGAATAAGTGCAGTAAAACAGTATTGGAAAGTAAAAAACACATCGAGATTTGCAAAAGGGGTGAACGAGATTCCTATGCACCGAGAGCATCCCGATTTTGAATTTCTAGATTACAAAGATAGATTTGAGGCAGATGTTTTTATTGGTGAGTATGGATGTGGTCCTAGTGGAGTAGTAAAGACTGAGGATTTTACACACTACGCTAAAGGACATCACTTTCTAAGTGTTAAATCACCAGAAGTAATTAAGAATCTACTAGAGTTTGCTCCTAAGTTTAGAGAAGTAGCAACAGTAACTAATGGTCGATACCATTTCGGTAAGAATGATTTGATTACCACTTATATTAAATGTTTAGATGAAAAAGAACAAGCATAATATACAAACTGGATCTAATATTGAGAGATCTGATGAAAGAATAAAAGAAACCCAAGAGGTATTCACTCCTCGTGAGTTGGTAGAATTGATGATAGATGAGATTGCTGTTTCGTTATTGAAAGATCCTAGCAGCAAATTTATTGATAATTGTGCTGGTAGTGGCAATTTCTTAATTGGACTAAAGGAACGACTCTGCTTGTATCATAGTGAGAAGCACGTTTTAAATCACATGCTTTACGCAGTAGAATTGCTAGAGGACAACCATAAGGAACTCTGTGGTCGTTTGGGTGTGACAACTCATCATCCGCACTATGTTTGTGCAGATGCCTTAGAATACGACTATAGTTTTGGTGAACCAATAGGAGTGTTGAAATTTTAAATCCTATACATACCTTTGTATGGATTGTAGGACAAGCTTTATAATTCTTTAAGAACCAGTGGGCGAACTGGCACACCACCTCCACAGGGAGGTTTTTTTATGCTATAATATATTCAACTGAGAAACATTAATGCCATTACGTCCACACCAAACTGATGCTCTGGATGCTATGGCAAACCATTCTAAGGGGCAGATCATAGTTCCTACTGGTGGTGGTAAAACTATGTGTATGATTGATGATGCCAAAAGGTTATTCAATACACAAGAGTTTGCAACTATCGTTGTAGTAGCACCACGCATACTATTAGCAGAGCAATTATCTTCTGAGTTCTTAGAAGAGATTGATGATGTTGATGTTATGCACGTTCATAGTGGTGAGACACCTCATTTTTCAAGCACCAAAAAGGATGAGATTGAAGATTGGTGGATAGGTAGTGAGTTCTGCCATAAGATTATCTTCACTACCTATCATTCACTACACAGAATACAGAACTCATTAATTTCTGTAGATACAATTTACTTTGATGAGGCACACAATAGTGTTAATAGGAACTTCTTCCCTGCTACTAAATTTTATGGAACTAGAGGTGCTAGTAGGTGCTTTTTCTTTACTGCTACTCCTAAGCATAGTCTTACTCCTTTCAAAGCTGGAATGAATAATACAGAGGTGTATGGTAATGTTTTGATTAATGTACCAGCACCTAAGTTAGTTAAAGAGGGTTACATCCTACCACCTAAAGTTGAGGTATATAAGAGTCGTTTGCTAAGAAAAGATGAGATCTATTCTGAAGTAGAGTCAGAGCAAATGATTGGTGCTATTGATAAGTTAGAGGTTGATAAGGTTCTTATCTGTGCTAAATCTACTAAACAGATTATTGGTCTTCTATCTCAATCTGATTTCTGCTATGAGTTGAATGTGCGTGGTTATTCTTGGATGACTATCACATCAAGGACAGGTGCTATTATTAATGGTAGGAAGGTAGGTAGAGATGAGTTCTTTGATACTCTTAATGCGTGGGGTAAGGATGATGAGAAGAAGTTTGTGGTATTGCATCACAGTATATTGGCAGAAGGTATAAATGTTAAAGGATTAGAGGCAGCGTTGTTTATGCGTAATATGGATTATATTACTATCTCTCAAACGATTGGTAGAGTAATTCGTTTAGGTAATGCAAACAAAACACATGGTAAAGTATGTGTTCCTGTGTATAATAATGTAGGAATCTCTACTGCCAGAAGAGTTGAGGCAGTTGTAGATACAGTATTCAATCAAGGTCAACCAGCAATTTCAGTAATTACAAGATGAACATTAAAGAAGATGAATACATGTCTAGTGATGTGTGGAAAAGAAATATTCCACCAGTTACTAATTTCAAAAGAGGAAGTGCCTACAATCAATTTGGTATGTGGGTTATGTGGATTTACTATATTATAATTCCTACGATGATAATAAGATTAATTTGGGATTTAAACAAATGAGAGACACTATTCTATTTGGAGATTGTAGAGATACACTCAAAGAGTTTGATGAGAAAGCAAGGATGTGTGTTACATCCCCACCTTACTATGGTCTGAGGGATTATGGTGGTGAAGATTCACAGATAGGGCAAGAGCAAAGTCCTGAAGAGTTTATTGATGAGTTGGTCAAAGTATTCAGAGAAGTAAAGAATGTGCTTACTGATGA